ATGGAGCATAAATTTGAATCATTAAACCTGGAGGTTTACTATGCGAATCTCTCCAGAAAAAACAAGGCTGAGTATTTAAAATACTTAATGGTTAACTATGGTATGAATTACAACACCATCCGTCGCAAGTTGTCGGGGGTTGGAGGTTACAACCTCAACACTCTTGAGAGGATAGCTTGTAAGGAGGCTATTCAAAAGGAAGGCTTATGGAAAATATAGAATTTCACACCTCACCTGACGGCTCTGTTTATTATAAGATATCAGGTGAAGAGGCGAAACGTCTCACCAAGTTCAACACGGCAATCATTGACAAGCTGCATAACATCATAAGAACAAGGTTTCCTGAGTGCTACGCTACATTGTCAAGAATATATCGACGAGATCCTTTCAAAATGGTTGATCGATTTATCCGCTGTAATTTTGGAGAGCATGATCTGTTAACGCAAGATATTGAGCATGACATTCTTCATTTTGAAGAAGTTCGCTGTCCTCTGAGGGGCATCTGCGAAAATGAATGGGTTATCTGCAAACCTAAATCGATGGTAAATCTGTCCAAATGTGAACGTGAGATTGCCGACCTCTACCTTGAGGGCCTGACTTTTACACAAATAGCCGAGCATTTGAACAAGAACGCTCAGACCGTAAAGGTACAGCTCATGCGCATCAAAAGGAAATGTGGTGTAAGTCATTGTCGAGACATTATAAGAGTTCTAAGATTAAAAAACTACTGATATGGGCTTCAAAAAACATTATCTTGAGTATGAGGATCAACATTTCTCAATATCTGCTACTGCTCTTAAGTGGATGTATGAGCATCTCGAAAATGAGCGCCATTGGTACTCGATGAGGGTAGCATTTAAGGTTGACCGTTTTAAAGAAAGAATCGTATATTTTTCGACTAAAAGAGCACACCACAATTATTGGGTTCGTTTCTATAGGCAGGTTTTTAATATTTCTGAACATGATCTTAAAATGCGAATTATGCAAGCACAAAAGAAATTGCATTAACGGGCAATGGTGCTCAATGAAAAAGACATACATTGAGTATATTGAAATTATAGCATGCAATGATTATGCTTGAATATTGTTTTGAGACAAATGAGCGTTGACACAGTTGTTTTGTGACCTCGTGACTTTGGACTTTTCGCTGTACTTCGCGTTTTTCACATGAACACAGCAACCTATAACTTTGTAGCTAAAGATTTAAATAAGCGAAAATGATAACAGTTGAACAAATACTAAACGCAACGCGGGGAGGTTTGGATATAATATTGTCTATCTATCCTCAGGCAAGAGAATGTGTCGAGAAGAAGAACAAACATTTCTCTATAAGGAATGAGCGAACACCGTCAGCTTCATTGCGGCAATACAACTCTAAGAAATATGGCAATATATGGCAAGTCACCGACTTTGGAGGTGAAGGGCGTGGAGAAAACGCAATAGACATCTTTATGCGCGAAAACGGATTCGACCGCTCACGGTTTAATGAGGCCATATTACAGCTTGCAGCCCAATATGACATACACGATGAGCTTGACCGCTCGATCAATCGTCCGGAAATTCGCCAACGTGAGGCGCGTTCTGATGAACGCGACGGTTCACGATCTTTTGAACTGAAAGACAAGTTTACAGAAGCAGAACTCAAGGCTCTTGGCCCTAAAGTCACTCAAGCTGATGTCGATGCCCTGCATTGGCACTCTGTAAAGTGGATAACAAATGTCAAAGATCGTAAAGTGACGGTTAAACACTCTACAGATAACTACCCGATATTTATGCGCGAATGCGTTATAAAGGAGGCAGTCGGCAATCAGCAGGAGGAAAAGTTCTATAAAGTGTATGAGCCTTTCAATTGTGATAAAGGATTCCGCTTCTCATACACTCCTGCAGGTGCAAAACCTCGATTCTATATCAATGGGCTTGCAGAGCTGAAGAAGGCTTACCGCGATTATAACGCACAGCAAGAGAAGGAGTGGACTGCTGCTCATGAAGATGGCAAACCTTATAAAGAGCAAAAGCTTCCTGAAGCTGTTATTTGCTCTGGAGAGCGCGATTCTCTTTGCTGCAAGTCTATGGGGTATTATCCTCTGTGGTTCAACTCGGAGACCTATCAGCTCTCCATCGAGGAGTATAAAGAAATAATGAAATATGTAGAGGTTTTGTATAATATACCAGACATTGACGAGACAGGCCGCCGCAAAGGGCGTGAGCTTGCTCTGCGCTTCATTGACATTCATACTGCATGGCTCCCCGACAAGCTTCAGACATATCGAGACAATCGTGGAAAGCCACGCAAAGACTTGCGCGACTGGCTTGAGATCCACAGCGAGCGCAAAGACTTCAAGAACCTGCTTAGAGTTGCAATGCCGGCAAAGTTTTGGATACAATACTATAACAAGGATGGCAAGATGAAAACAGAGGTTGACACAGCTTGCCTTTATAATTTCCTTCAACTAAACGGCTTTTATGCCTTGCATGACGAAAATTCGACTGTGACACAGTTCATACGCATCGAGGGCAACATAGTCAAACGTGTCAATGTGAAAGAGGTGAGAGAATTCATCCGCAGATGGGTCGTTGAACGTTTCGAAGATCGCAATATCCTCAACCTTGTGCTTAACACAACAAAGCTTTCACCTGCTGCTCTTGAATCACTTCAGGAGATTGATTTGAATTTCACCAATTACACGCCGAATTCGCAATATTTCTTCTTCCCTAACAAGACCATTGAGGTCTGCAAGCCTACAGATGCACATCCTGACGGCATCAAGTCGTATGATCCTGGAGCTGATGATTTGCACAATTTTGTTTGGGAGGAAGATGTTATACCTCATCGCTTCAAAGTTCTGCCTGATATGTTTCATATTTCAAAGAAAGATGGGGCAGATGGCCGGACTCTTCTCGACATTGAGATTATGGGCGTAAAAAGCCATTTCTTCGGCTATCTTATAAACACGTCGCGCCTATATTGGCGCGAAGAGACAGAGATTCGCTTCGGCGAGGATAGAGAGGCAGCTGCTGCATATATAGAGGTTAACCCGTTCAGAATTGACGGAGAAGGCTTACAGCCGAATGAGATAGCTGAGCAGAAGCAGAACCTTATTAATAAGATCTTTACTTTCGGTTACATGCTACACCGTTATAAAGATTTCGTGAGAGCTTGGGCACCATTGGCCATGGACAACAAAATCGGCGAAGAGGATGAATGCAATGGCCGTTCTGGCAAATCGTTCTTCTTCAAGGTTCTGAGCTTTATGATGAAGACGGTCAAACTGTCGGGACGTAATCCTAAGTTGATGGACAACCCGCATGTCTTCGACCAGGTTAGTCAGTATACAGACCTGCTACTCGTCGATGACTGCGACCGCTACCTCAACCTCGGCCTATTCTATGACAACATCACGAGTGACATGACTGTCAATCCGAAGAACAACAGATCATTCACTATCGGCTTCGACGAGTCACCAAAACTCGCTTTCACAACGAATTATGTGCCTCAAGACTTTGACCCGTCATCTGAAGCCAGATCGTTGTACATGGTGTTCAGCGACTGGTATCATCAGAAGACTGAAGATAACGACTACAGAGAGACAAGAACGATCCGTGACGACTTCAACAAAACGCTGTACGCCTACAACTACACAGAAGACGAATGGAATGCAGATCTTAACTTTTGGCTTCAATGCTGTAGACTTTACCTCTCTCTTAAAGATTTCGGTTTAAAGCCACAGCCTCCCATGGCCAACATGGAGAAACGACATCTTAAGGCTTCCATGGGCGCGAACTTCGAAGATTGGGCCGAGGGTTACTTCTCGCCTGAAAGTGACCACCTCGATGAGTATCTGCCGCGTGACGAGGTGTTCAACGAGTATCAGCGCTTCGCTAACGTGAACAGGATCACGATGCAGGCTTTTACAAAAAAGCTAAAGTCTTTCTGTAAGCTCTGCCCCTGGATAGACTGCATGAATCCTCCTGACTTGTGCAACACTGGCGGACGAATTCAACGCTCAGTCATGATTACGCCAGACAAGCGCAAGACTAAAGACATGATTTATATACGCTCAATGCCGTTAGACACCAAATTAGACGCGAACGAACAAGACATTATTTTCCCGGCAGACGAAGACACACCATTCTAAATCACATTATCATTTCGCTTTAATCTTCAATAGGAGGGCGGACAGACAGGTATTCCAAACCTGCGCTGTCCGCCTTTTTCGTTCACAAAACGACCGACATCCTCTAAAAAAGTATTCCATTTTTCCACAGCATTTTATAGGCGCGACTATAAAGACGGCTTCGTCATTCCCCGACACCCTTTTCTTTTTTGTACAAAAACTTTGTGATTTTGTAATATGGAGTTCCAAAAGAACAAAAATATAAGATAATAAAGGGGTTACAGCTTGTCACGAATTATCACAAAAGCCTTCACAACTTGTTCACAAAAAAAATATTTTTGCAACGGCTCACACCAAACCTCCCCATGTCACAATTTTCAAAAGGCCTTCACAAATTGCAACACAAACTCGTTTTTCTGCAAAACACTGATTATCATATCTTTGCAAATTAGAATTTACAAATCACAATTTCACAACTTTTTCGTACAAAATTATAACAAAACTAACGCGAAGGGAAGACAACACAGCGAAAAAACGACTTGCAACGAGACTTTTATCCTCACAAAGTAGGTTTATTGGTCAAAATTTCCTATTTTTGTAGGAAATTTAAATTCTAACAAAAAAATACTTGCCGTGTCTAAATTTCTTATCTATCTTACCATTAAACCATTCATTGCTCAGTGGTTGCGACATCATTTTGGAGACCCTGTAGTCTTCCCTGCTCAAAGCGCTGAGAATGCATGCATCAGACATTTTCTCAGTCGCCAACCTTCTGCTTCTCCACTGTTGCGCGAAGCAGATGATGTGGCCATATGTATTCCCGACTCTAAGCAGAAGCCTGTCGTCACTTACAACTACCTGTCAGCGGCAGCACGAAAGGCTGTAGCTGAGTGCATCGAAGATACATTCAGACTACAGCTTTGGCGTGACCTTGCCGACATTGAACAATGTCAGTGTAGTCTGCTCACTGCAATCAGAGCTTGGTGTGAAGACAATGGAGTGAGTGTTGACTATGACTACACTCTCAAGATGCGCTTCCAGAGAATGCGCAACTCGTATCTCAAACATGGAATTGATTTGCGACGCAGGTCAAGAACTAAAGAAGATAAAAAACGTTAATTTGTCAACATTTCGTAACGACAAGACGTGGCGTTTTGTTCGCCAGCGTTCGATGCGTATGTCTAAAACTATACATTATAATATATAACATGAAATCTATTAAAATTGTTAAGGCTATCGCCTATGCATTCAAGTCTCAACTCTCGGGTATGGTCTATTTGTCTCCTCGTTCAGTTCGCATTCCGAGCTCTGTCCAATGGCATGATATTAATGCTAAGCCTCACCCGTCAATGGTGTCTGCAACCAAAAAAGACGACAATAACAGGGTCGTTACAACCACATTGAAGCTTTACACGTCCGATGATCTAAATTTTGGGAGCCGACATCTTGTCTTCAAAGTGACCCTTACAGATGACCGCCAATTTCTCATTGGCTCCGATCAGCGACCATTTACATCTATTGAGATAAATGAGAATTGTCCCGAGTCAGTAAAAGACAATCAGCTCAACGAGGTGATTATTTCGTATAAAAGCTTGCGTATTCCACCATATATTAAGGTGTAACAGTATTTTATGTGGGCTTTGTTGTGAATTAACTTTGCCATAAACAAATTTTGACATGAAATATAATCTCGTTATATCTGGCACAATTGGCAGTTGGTGGGGCGGTTGCTCAGCCGATTATGTGCGTTATATCCTCAATCAAAATAAGGACAAAGAGGTGCATGTCGGCTTCTGTTCTTTGGGTGGTTTCGTCAAGGATGGCTTAGAAATGAACCAAGCCTTTCGTGACCATGGCAAAGTGCATGCACATGCTTTCGGCATGAATGCCTCCATTAGCACAATCGCCATGTTGGGCTGTAAAACTATTGATATCGTCAAAGGCAGCTTTTTCCTGATACACAACGTTTCAGTCCTCATTGAAAAATATGAACAGAGCAATAAGGAGCAAATTGATGCTTACATTTCAAAGCTCAAAGCTCAACGCGATTCGCTCAAGACTTTCGACGAGGTGCTTGCGTCAATGTATGCAGACAAGACCGGCAAGTCGCTTGACGAATGTCTGGCACAAATGAAAAAAGGCAATTGGCTCTCTGCTCAACAAGCTCTCGATTTCGGACTGGTAGATAAGATTCGTGAGGACAAAGCTGCCGAAAAGGCAACTAACGAGTTCACTGGCCAGTTCGTCAACTCTTACGACAACTCAAATCATTATAAGGAGGTAGGCATACCGCCTTTGCCCCAGCCACATGCTTCAGAGGATGCCACCGTCAAGGTGGCAGCTGTGGTTGACGGTGAAGGCAATCCAACTCAGAGCTTTCTTCAAAAGACGTGTGAGGGGCTCAAGAACCTCTTCCGTAACCAACACGCAGAAATCAAAACTCAAAAGATGATTAAAATTTTTGCTTGTGTCATGGCATTGCTCAATGTCACTGACGGTTTCCAGACAAACGACGAGGGCAACATTACCCTCACCCAGGAGCAAATGAAGAGCATCGACGACAGACTGAAGACGCTTGAGGAAAAGGAGAAAACCAACTCCAAAGCGCTCAACGATGCAGGAGATGCTCTCACTAAACTTAGAGCTCAGCTCGCTCAGACTAAGAATGAGCTAAAGGAGAAGGACACACAAATTGCTGCTCTTAAGGGGGCCGCTGGTGATACCACCAACGAGAAGCCTTTAGAAGAAAACAGCACATTCACCGCTAACGATGTGTTTAACCTTATAAAAGACGTGTAAAAATGGCTGATATTAAAGTAGGTAATGTTACATATGGAGCTCAAGAGCTTTCAACAACTTTTCAGACCTATCGCAAGGATTTTATTGTCATGCCTTTCTTGGCCATGCAGGCTCTTGCACAGCACATGAATGTGCGCACAGGCATCCGCTACAAGGAGACTGTTAGCCAGATGGCTGCCAACGCCGAGATCAGCAACTACTCAAAGACAAAGTTCGAAGATGCTGATGTGACAATTACTCCTCGTGTGTTTGAAACTTTCTTCGGAAACATCGTGCAGGGCATTGACCCTAACGCTATTTACCAGTCTATTTGGGGTAGCAATGTGACCAAGGGCGACGCACTGAAAAATGTGCCTATCGTTGTGCAGGTGTGCGCATATCTTGTCAAAAAGGTGGGCGAAAACATGCTAATGAACTCGTTCACAGCTAAACACGATTCTACTGATTCTACAAAGACGGCAAAGTGGTTCAACGGATTCCAGACTATTCTCGAGAACGATATTGCGGGTACAAACGCACTTCAGAAAGTGCTGATCTCTAAGGAGATCGGCAACCTCGTTGAAGGCAAAGATTCTATCACAGCAGACAATGCTGAAGACATCATCAAGGATTTTTACTGGAATGAGGTAGGCAACGCTCTTGCTACTGCTAAGCTACACTCTCAACAGCTCAAACTGTTCTTGAGTGACCAAGCTTATCACTTCTACACAGAGGCTTATCAGACCAACCACGGCTCTCTGCCTTACAACCAGACGTATGATAAGAAGACGCTTGACGGTGCAAGCAATGTTGAGTTCGTGCCTCTGCCTTGTGTGCCGAACGACTTCATGATGCTCACCCCAAAGAACAATGCTTATCTCCTCTACAACCAGAAGACCGATGATGAGACGTTCCTTGTAGAGAAATCGCTGAAGAATCACTACGACGTGGACTTCGTCATGAACTACTTCTTCGGTGTACAGCTTGAAACGGTTTCACCTGACATGCTACGCTATTGGCGTAAGAACGCAGGTTAAGAGAGTGGTCGCTTTTTTCTATATATAAACAAGTGGTCGGGTGTAATGCCCGGCTGCTTGTCCTTTCTAAACCAATAAAATTTCATATATGGCAACAAATTGTACGGGCGCTGACTCTATTTACAGCGACATTAATTTCTGCCCAGGCAAAAAGTCACTGCCTGGTATTCGTGGCTATCTCTATGGCATTTCCAAGAATGACATTCTGACTTGGCCCACAATTGGTACTGAAGCTCCAAAGACTCTTGCCGAGGTTGCTAAGTATACAGGCGATTTTAAACTCGCAAGCGACAAGAAATGGCATAAGATTGCTCTTATTCCTAACGAATCGCAGCTACAGGTTGAGTCGCAGGGAACATTTGGATCTAAAACTTTCAAGGTCACTGGTTCCGCTGTAGCTCCTGGTACTGAAGAAGAGATCTCTGGCTATATTGCACAGGCTAACAACGATGAGATGGTATATCTCTTCGTGCAACGCAATGGAAAAGCTCGCATGATCGGTTCAGAAGCTTTCACTCCTGAACTGTCTCTGTCTCAAGATACAGGCAAGGCTGCTACAGATACCAACTCAACAACGATTCAGGCTGTTGCAGACGACGAGTATCCTGCACCTTTCTATCCTGGCAAGATCGAGACGGAGAATGGAGACTTTTCTGGCGCTACAGGTCTTCCTGTTGTCGTTTCAGCTTAAGGCTCTTTCTTTATAAATTATTAGAGGTTAATATTCAAATCATGGGCGGTCCTCACGATAGCGATCGTGATGGCTGCCCTTCTTTTTGTAACTATGATTGACAACAAACTCACTCAAGACATGCAAGCATGGCTTGCTGAAGAGACTCATGACGAAGAGTCTCTACGCCGCGGTGCAGAGATGGTTCTGAAACTCACGCGAAACATGGCCATGTATCAGACAATCTTGCGCCGTCCTGCAAGGTTCGAGTCTAAAATCCGTTATGAGCTGCAGAAGTTTCTGCCTATGCGTCTTGAACAGATGACTGCTCAGGATGTTAAAGCTCTATCTGATGAACTGATACCACAAGTGGCTGACGCTATAAACATGGATCATGGTCAAGGCGAACAAGGAGAAGAGGGCTGTAACGAGCCTAAGAACTCTGAGTCGGCACCACCTGCGTCCGGAATTCGTCCAGATCACGACAGTCTGCCCGAGGATGTGCGTAATGTCTGGGCAGAGAACCGCGAGCGTTGGTTCAAGATAAAACAGCTTTACAATACCCTTCTGGCTATCGAGAAGCCTTGCGACCGCTACGAATACCTCAAGCAGCTCAAAGATTTGTGGTATACTTACAAGCGTGAGCTCGAGCGTTACGACAACTATGTAGCTTCCTCTAAGTCTGATGACACATCCGATGACGCAGCTCCATCACCAGTCGACATAGCTAAAGACATTGCAAACGCCCGGTCTTACATTACCAAGAACGCAGACAGACTCATTGAGTTACATCGTGAGGCTCTTGCTTCCGATGATGCGACAAAGGCTCTCGAGGACTATAACAAGCTTCTGGCTAAGGTGAAGCAGCGTGTAGCTATACTCACGGACAACGCTGCTCCTATTGGCGATGAGCTTAAAAACAAACTCAATGAGGCAGGTCTGTCCCTTCCGCCCGTTGAGTGATGCTTCGACCCAGTATTATCTCGGTACTGGGTTGCACACGCTCGGTCTGCTCGGATGGATTCTCAAACAGACCGGGCGTGCTGACGTTTATGTTTCAACTTTTTCAACTTCTGACGCTTTCCTGTCTGGCTTTCTACGTCTGAGACGCAAAAATCTGATAAAAAACGCAACGCTCGTTGCCGATCTTAAAGCAGCCCGTAAGACGGTGAAGCTTTATCGGCTGATGCAAAGTTGCTTTGATCATGTGCATCTGGCACAGAACCACTCAAAGATTGTTTTGATTAAGACAGCTGACCGTACAGTGTCGGTCATCAGCTCTCAGAACCAAACATACGGCGACAGAGCTGAGTGTACAATGATCACTACAGATGCAGCTGCTTTCTACTCGCTTTTGACTGGCCTCAGGGATGTCGTCGACAAATCAGTCGAATTGAATGGACTATTCAACAAACTTGCTCTCAGAGATAGAGAAGCACGCTCGAGAGATGATGACACCAACGGAGATAGCAGCTCTCTTGGGCATTGAGGAGCGCACGCTGTGTGATGACGTTTCAACAGTAGGACATCCTGCTCGTACAGCCTACATCAGAGGAACATCGATCACAGCTCTTGAACTTCGAAGCAATATACATGTCACCGCTTTGGCAGGTTCACCCTACTCTATCCAAGAATGTCAACGACTTCTCGCTGTTGCACAGTCTGCCATCAACTCTTAATTCAATGCTCAAATATGCTACCGATCAACCTCGATCAATATTCTCGTTATGTCACTCTCGACGACTCTGAACTTCGTGAGCTCAGAGTCGCCGAGTCTGTTCTTGTGCGCCTTCATCGCATCAGAGGACTTTATGCCTATTGGCTACAGTTTCCGTCGAAACTCGACAATGACCTCGTGCAGTATGATATGGCTTTGTTCAAGGTGTCGCGTTCACTTGCTTATGAGGATATTCACCTTGTTAAGGTGCTGCTCGGAAACCTTCAGCAAACGACAAAAGAGTTTATGAGGTGGAAGATAAACAAGTCCATTGAACAAGATATTACTGCTGCCCGTAGGGCTGGCGACCTTCGTTCTGTTGCCTCGCTTACTAAAGTATGGGTGCTCAACAACAGAACAGACAAGGACGATGAGCCAGACCTTGAGTTTGACAAAATCGTGCCACAGAACTTTGAGCCGACGGATGATCCTACTGTTTTGGGCATTGAACGCATTCCTGACCTACGCGGAAAGATTAGAGCACTTTACAAGAAATACTCTAATACAACTATTCAAGAAGCTGATTTTGAAGAGGTCCACGAAGAAATAAATACTGAAGATGATGAATGATAATGAATGATAATATAGAGCAGCCTAACAGACAATATTTTAACGATGCGCAATATTATGCTTTGGCCATGAATACGCGCGACGAGGTAATCGTGGCAGGACGTGGTGTCGGCAAGGGTGCCATCCAGGCGCGACGCCTGCAGTCGTGCTTCCAAGGCATGCCCGGCTCCATGGGCGGCTTCGTGGCTCCTTCTGTTAAACGTTGTCTTACGAATATCCTGCCGTCAATGCTCATTCATCTTGAGCGGTGGGGGTTCAAACGAGACCTTCACTATGTTGTTGGAAGACGACCATGGAAAAAGCTACATTGGAAAACGCCTATCTTCAGTCCTGCAAACTGGGAAAACACCATAAGCTTTTACAACGGTTCTGTCTGTAACGTCATCTCACAAGACCGCTCAGGCACGTCTAACTCCATGTCGCTCGACTATCTCATCATAGACGAGGCAAAATTTATCGACTTTGAACAGCTGAAGGATGAGACGTTTCAAGCTAACCGCGGCAACGAGATGTACTTCCACAACTTCCCGCTGCACCATGGCATGACGATAACATCTGATATGCCTGTCACGAAGAAAGGGTCATGGTTCTTGTCGTACAAAGACAAACAAGATCCAGAGCTTGTCAAGGTCATTGAGGGTCTCATCTTTCAGATATGGAAGCTAAGACAGAAATTGGTTAAACATCCTGAGCAGCATGAATCCTTAAACAACAGACTCATTGAGCTTAACCGACAGCTTGACTTTTTCAGATCAAAATGTCTACTCTACAAGGAATATTCGTCGATCGAGAACCTTGCTCTCCTTGGAGAGGAGTTCATACGACGGGCTAAACGTGACCTTCCACCGCTGACGTTCGCATCTTCCATCATGTGCCAAAGGGTGGGTATTTCAGCAGATGGCTTCTACGGCGGTATGAGTGAGACAACAAACCTTTACACGGCACCCAACGAGTCTGTGCTGAACCTACACAACCTCAACAAGGCTGATGGCGGCATGCTGCCTAACGATTGCCGCATGGATGCCGACAGAGACGATAGGCTTCCTCTGCTCATCGCATTCGACACTAACAACCTCATAAACTGGCTTGTCGTGGGACAGGTGCAGAAATCGAAGCTTCGTGTGCTCAAATCGTTCTTCGTGAAATATGAGCGTAAGATACCAGAAATCCTCGAGGACTTCAACAATTACTACCATTTCCATCGCCGGCGTCAAGTCATCTTCTATTATGACTCTACTATGGTAGGTACAAACTGGGGCCTTCACTATAATGATCCACACAAGGAGGTCGTGCGCACACTGAGAGCTATGGGGTGGTCTATCCGAGAAGTGTATCTCGGAAACCCAATGAACCACATAGAGAAGAATGCACTCATCAACAAGATGTTTCGTGGAAGGGCAAGGCTACAGGTCCTTATCAACCGCGACAACAACCCTGACTTGCTCATATCCATAACGTCTGCGGGCGTGCGTAATGGTAAGAAAGACAAGAGCGGTGAAAAACTCGCAGAGACGGAAGAAGACAAATTGGAGGCCAGAACCGATGGCTCCGATGCCTTCGACGTCCTCTGTATTGGTGCCGAGACTAAACCTGTGTTCCAAGGCACAGGTGGCACAACCAACACTTATGGCTAAATTCTTGTATTACTCATAAAACAATAGTTTATGTCTTTAACTGCCGCTGGCGCGTGATGCGTCGGCGGCTTTTTGTTTTTTCACGACATCTATATTCATTATATTTTTCATAATCAATCTTTTTTAATGTGACATAAATTTTATTTTACTACAAAAAAGTGTAGTAAAAATTTGCATAATACGAAAATTTGTAGTACCTTTGTAATGTCTTAAAAAACATACAATATGAAGAAAGAATTAACAAAAGATGAGGACGAACTGATAGAAGCTATCAGAGCCTACAAAAGAAGTTACCCCAACGGTCATCCACATTTGTTATATTACGCTCAACAGCTATTCGATGAGATGACATCTTTAAAGTAAATCAACATGTTAAACAAGGCAGCCCACAAGGGCTGCCCCTAACTATCACAATATGAAAGATATTACAAATAAGCCAACAAAAGACAGCAATGTTAAGCAACGCTTGCAAGACATTCTATTGAGTGTCTCATGGCGAGATATTGCTAACACTTATTTTGACCACTCAGCTTCATGGCTTTACCACAAACTCGATGGAATAGACGGCAATGGTGGCGTTGGGGGATTTACAGATGCGGAAAAGGAGCAGCTCCGTGGTGCTCTTGTTGACCTCAGTGACCGCATACGTCGGGCAGCAGACAATATTTAGGCAGGTGATTGTATTGTACCTTTAAGACACCAAGCCGTCCGAGCCTACGGACGCACCCAGCCTCGGGACCTCATGGTCTCGGGGCTTTTTGTTTGTTGGCAATTGTCAACCTCGCACGCACACCCTTTACCGCTGATGAGCGTTATCGTTGTTGTTACGTTTTGAGCACAATCGACATGTCAAAAATCACATACATGGAGCAAGTCCTTACATATTCCGCTCAACGCAAGGGAGGCAATTGCCAACGCGGAACAGGGCGGTGTAGTGCTGCACAGACAGAAAGTCTTTCGCCTTGCAAAATCGGACTGCATAACTTATTGATTTTGAAGCAGTCCGATTTTGCAGCTATGGAAAAGGTACGCGAAAACGCACTCATTTCTTTATTTTGGGCTTCTTTTTATTGCGGAAAAGAAGCAAAAACGCTAAGCGAAAACAAGTTTTCAAGCGGTTTTCTCTGTTAGAGAATGATTTTTAACATCTTGCGCAAATCCGATATGGTAATTTGACAGATGAAAATCTTCTAAAAGTAGATTTCCTCGTTTTTTTGTTTTTTCGTAGTAAAATAGTTACTGTTTTATTTGCATATTCGTAGTAAAATTACTACCTTTGCAGTGTTGAATAATTAAACAAGCGATCTATGAGAAATGTGAAAGTTGCTAAGATTCTGAGAATCTTACATGACAACGGTTGGTATTTAGACCGTTACAATGGGGACCACAGAGAGTTCAAGCATCCTACAAAGAAGGGTGTTGTGACTGTCAACGGCAAGCCTTCAACATCTATTTGCGGATTCCTCCTCAGTAGCATTGAACGGCAATCGGGGCTAAAGTTCTGAGAATTCGGGGCGGGGCTAAAGCTCTGCCCCTCCCCTCACTTTCGAAAGTCGTGTTGTTTGATATTTGACATAGTAAGGTGGCAGTCATGCTGCCACCTCTTTTAAGAATAATGTAAAAAGCGATATATTATGAACAATATTGTAATAAAAGCGGCACGCACAGAAGACGGCTACTGCTGTGCCTGCGACTTGTTACCTGGTTGGGTCGTTGCCTACGATGGCGACCTTGACGGTTTTAAGATGTTTGTACAAGAGAGTGTTGATTTCTGGCTTGAAGGACGCCGCAAAGACGGTGATGATTACCCTCACGTCTTCGATGGCGATTATCAACTGGTCTACGATTTTGATGTGGCTACATTGCTCGACTACTATCGAGGCATCTTCTCGTTTGCTGCCCTTCAGGAGATTACGGGCATCAATCAAAAGCAACTCTCACACTATGCGAGTGGCATCTCCAAACCACGTCAACAGCAGGTTGATAAAATCAAGTCGGGATTGCGCCGACTTGCCAAAGATATTGAATTGGTCACTGTTTAATATATTCAACAACGCCGCCAGACCATGCGGCACCATGACCGCTGCAAGTTCTGACTTCGCAACGTTTCATGATTAAAAGAACTCGTTGATCCCTCGGTGCGTGACGCATCGAGGGATTTTCTGTTAAACATTTGTTGAAAATATTTTCTCTTTTTCTTGTATAATCAACAAAAGTTTATTACCTTTGCATTGTGATAAAAAACATATCGCCTATGAGCAAAAAGAGAAAATCGAAGGAACTTAAGGACAAAGAGGATGATTTGCTTTTCTATCTTGAGTATTGGAACAAGTTTCCCAGTACATTCAAAAAGATAGCGCAAAAAGAAATCGACCAACTTGAAGATGACATCAAGAACGACTAAAAAGACTCCTCTCCCTTTCATGGGAGGGGGAGTTTTTCTGAAAACAATACTAATAAGATATATTATTATGGCAGATTATAAGAACAAGATTAAGGCTCTTGCCGAGCGCAACCGCTTGGCAACAACCGACGAGGAGCGTGCAGCAGTAGCAGCTGAGATGAACGCTTTGAGGAGTGAGGACGAACATGCTTTTACTGAAGCTCTGGAGGGGCTTATCAAGACGACTGCCGATGATGTGCAGGAGATGCGCATGGCTGAACGTCTTGGCGAGATAACAGACATGGTGTCCATGGCTTACATAGCCAAGACTTATTTTAAGAAGTCTCGCTCATGGCTTGCGCATAAGCTCAACGGCAATGTGGTGAACGGCAAACCATCGCAGTTCTCTGACGAAGAACTGAAGACCCTTCGCTTCGCGCTCAATGATATGTCGAACAAGCTAAGCTCCATGAGCATTGCTTTATAGCGATAGTTTTTTATCACAGACACCTGCCTCGGAGCTTCGGCTTCGGGGCTTTTTTTCATTATAGGGATGCTGTGCTGACAGAGAGCTTGACAGCTACACCTATATGATAGAATACATACGCTACAGCTACGATCGTAGCAACAAGGATAATGGCTATCGCTGCTATGTTAAGAATATTGTCAATGTAGAGCGGTAGCCTTTTGTTTTTGATTTCTTTCTTTTCCATACGGCAAAGTTACTAATTTGTTGGTAATGGGTGTTGGGACACGCTTTTTCTATAATTCCTTAAATCATTCCTTTTATTCCTTTTCATTCCTTGAAAATTCCTTGGATCATTCCTTTTGATTATTTTTCATTCCTTGCCGGCACATTTTTTGAAAAATTTTCGCCATTTTTCTTGCACGTCTCAATCTTATTGTCTAACTTTGCCATCGCTACGATACTCGTGTGGAGCATTCCACATGAACTAAGGGCGAGGATATATGTTCAAGCCCGACCAACATTTTTATAAGGTTGTGGGCTTATTTTTTTGCCCATAACTTGCCGCATCGAACAGGGGTTCGCCCTTAGTTCATGTGGAGCATTCCACATTATGTGGATTTGCAAATTGAAAATATACGGCGGTTCGCCTTCCACGTGTTTTTTAGCCCTTAGTGGTGGATCACACGAGTGTTGTAGCAGACGAGGAAGTGCGATCCGCCTTTTTTCGTACCCTATCGTCAACCGCACCCGACGGATTCGGGGATAAGGCTACAACACTCATAATATGCAAACAGCATCAGTTCAGCGCTCAGCTCATAAGCGCACGTTGAGCAGCAGCATCGCCGCCATGACGGCATGGCTCAACGCAAAGAGCATTTCTTACACCGCTATCTGTGGCTTCAGCATCACACGACGCGAGGTTCTGCACGTCAACGCGGCCTTCATTGCGCTCACCCTCGGCGCCATGGCCGCTGCCACTTCTCTAATCATCACCTTCGTCTGCATTGCAGCTGCTGCCCTATCGGTCAGACAGCTCAACGAGAACACACAGCCCGAAGAGGCTGAGAAAGGAGGCGAGGCATGAGGATCTATTGTGTGAAACATGGCATGTGGCGACGTTACAAAAAGAATAAGAAGGTCGTTGAAAGGCTTTATAACTGCAAAGTGGATGTGCTCGTCACTCCTCGTGAGGAGTTTAAATCAATAAGCTATCGCAAAAGAGCAAAGAGCATGCGTGCGGCGTACATATACTTTAGCTTAGCTGCGATGAACACCATTCTTGAAAGACGGAAAGGAGGTCAGCTATGACTGTAGAGCAGAGCTTTATGAACCAGATGGCAGTAGTGCTTGTGAGAGACTACGCACCCAGGAACAATTTCCAGAAGGCGATGGTGCGCTATCTCTCACCGCTCCATGGCATGTGCATTCAGACAGAACGCATCCCCGACTTGTTTGCGGATATAAAGTCTTTGGTTAACGTGTTGGAGCATAAATATCCGTGACGCAAGACCCGTGCAACTCTCGATCGCTTTTTGACAAGTTTAGACCTCTATGGCCATGAGTGCAAGGCTGTGATTGTTAAGGATGAGGGCTTTAACGACGTTGCTGATGTGGCTTCTGTGTTTGTCATGCCTTTCGTAGGCATGCTGCATGCTGCCGACGTAGGGGCCTGTCAACGCATGTTTGCCTTGCCGTTCTGTTCGGACAAGATAGCATGGGCAATGAAATACAATAATTTTACAGATCCCGTAATGTAGAAAGGAGATTAACAATGAACAATTCACAGAAAACAACACAGGTGATAAGTGAGATACGCGAAATAATTAGAAATCTCACACCCGAACAGTATGAACGCTTGAAAAACAGCAATGTAGGACTACCCAACCATGGGCAACAGTAATGTAGAAAGGAGATTAACAATGAACAATTCACAGAAAACACAGCAGCACACACAAAACGCTGCTCAACAGCAAGAGCCTTTGCAGTTTGCACGCCCAAACATCGTGAAGCAGCTCGACAACGACATAAAAATATGTGAAAGGAGGTGAATTATGAAAATGGAGATCAACGCCAAGACAGCAGCAGCACTCAACATGTTCTGCGATGCCGACAACCTCGATGCAAAAATAAGACTGCTCGATGAGCTGACCGACTTTCTGCTTGAGGAGTCGTCAGAGCCCGACATCAACCCAGAGACTGCTGTTGAACGTCTCGACCAAATTCACGCTATACGCGACCTACAAAAGTCTTTAACTTCAATACGCACATCATTATGACAGAAAAAGAAGAATTTGAAACACAGCGCATGAACACTCTCGCTGTGCTTGACAGCTATTTTGCTTCTCGCTCAGCATATCCAGGAATGAGTGAGTTAGACGAGCCGTTAATATTGGAACACAAAACTTCAGCAGACATTGTTGATGACCTTGCTCCCATCTTACCTATTTCGCCACAAGACGTTTTTACTTATCTCAAAAAAAACAACTATCGCCTTAAGACAATGGCTGACGGTACATTGTGTTGGGAGATTTATCGCGACTTGAGATACATGATGTAAACGCACATTTTTTACATTAATATAGTCCCTAATTTTTGCGGTGTGGTCGATGCGAATCGATCACACCGCTTTTGTATTCTTAATTTAATTGTGTAGATGTTACCTTTGCCTTTGTAAAACAACGAAAGGCATATGATAACAGTCACTCAAGCCATCTCTGGCACTTACTTCTCTTCAAACATCCCTGACGTGGAGTTCGTCATCAGCGGCTACAGAGCTGCTGTGACCATGACTGTTGACGGGAAGCAAATTTATGCGGAACATCTTTATCCCGTCGACGGCAAGATAACAATTGCTGAGCTTGACCGTCTGCTCACTCCTTACGCTCGGCAGACACTTAAAGCTTCGTTGAAAATAGATATTAAAGAGTATGTGTCGAGCTCTGAAAAGGTCTCAAGCTCCACGATTCTTTCTGCTGATATCATCTACTGCATCGCTGACATCGGCACAACTGCTGCCGATTTCACCAAGACGCGCTTCCTCACGCTTCTCGATGGAGAGAAGGTCACGGCATTAAACCGTCTTGAGTATCTACATTTCATCGGTAAGGACAGCGCAACAGTGACGTCCTATTATGATGACGGCACTAATAAGTCGTTCACGTTACTTCCTGTCGGAGGCAACGACCTATATACCACACTCGATGTATCTCCATCTCAGTTTGCCATTAGTGGTAGTTGCTTGATTGACTATATTGTCCAAGCCGGGCAGCGCAGCTTCAGGTTCACAATCGATTTTGATGAACCAGACTGCGCTCCCATTCTGGTTTTCGACAACTCATTCGGCGTAGAGGAGCTCCTCTATTGCACAGGCACACACACCGTAGCACCATCATACAAGCGCAGCCAAGGCTATATTGGTAAACTGCAACGCAACTATGACATCGTCGAGACTCGCACCTTCAAGGCTGACACTGGCGTGTTGAGCTTCATCATGGCCAACTGGGTAGACGAGCTTTTCAGGTCACAGACCGTTCATGTCGTCAACTTCAAAGACGGACACCCTAACATCGGCAAAGAGGTGATAATCACCGAGTCGAAGTCAGAATACAGCAACGAGGACGAAGAGCTGCCACGCTTCACCTTCTCTTATCAGTATGCTCAACGCAACCACAACGTGTTGAACCTATTGCGATCGGGCAGAATTTTCGACAATACCTTTGACAATACATTCGAGTAATGAAAGCAATCCATTTTTCTGACATGTTGCGTCTGCTTGATCAGGCTTACCAACATCGCTCTCTGGTCGACGTATACGCATGGGAGGGTGGTACGGGCGAGACCCTTCACTATAAGGGATGGCTCGTACACCATGTGAACTGGCGCGGAGGCTATGTGAGGCTGCGCAACCCAAAGAACGCACACATCTTGCGGACGCTGCCACAGATATTAATCATTCAAATCAACAATCAACGTGTTTTCTTATGAACCACAATACTACACTTCAGCCGACATCGGTCAACGCCAACCCTGACGGCTTCAGACGTTACCATATCGTCCCGTCGGGCTATGGCATGTCATCGGCTCGCAACTCTGTCAACTCTGAGTATGGCGGCGACTCGTCTTATGTGTTTGACGACGAAGACTTGCCAGGCGCTCATAACGTACGCTCCATATCCATCAAGGGCAAGCAATACAGATATGTGCAATGGGGCATTGATGACCAACTGCCATACCGTTTGCGCAAGGAACTTATGTCGAACATGGTGACAGCACAATGCCAACAGTTTAACATCGTGAGTTGCTACGGTCAAGGCGTGCGCTTCGTTGATCGCGAGAGCAAGGCTGACGTTAAAGACAAGCAGATTCTTGAATTCTGTCTGCGTAACTCGCTGCAAGAGGTTTTCCTTGAGCAAGCTACTGACATGAAGTTTTACTCGTTCTCTGTCACGGTGATCATCCTCTCACGCGACGGGCAGAAGATTGTGACTGTGCGAAACAAGGATGCATCTTACTGCCGTTTCGAGTATGCGCCGAGCTCTGAGTCGGGCAAGATGGAGCATGTTTTCTTCGGCGATTTTCGACTCGGATTCTTCGACGAAGCGAAGATTGAGGTTATTCCACTACTCGACTATTGGGACCCGTTAGGCGACCTGATGGTCCGAATGGGACAGGAGCCAAACCCAACAACGGGAACTGTTGGTACACCAACAAGAGACCGCAAGTTCGCGATTCTGAGCCGCATGGCCACGCCTGGCTGTAAGGTCTATCCCATCCCCTACTATTCGTCTATTTTTCGCGATGCTTGGTTTGACATCTATCGTCTCATTGGCATCGGTAAGCGCTTCATGATCAAGAACACGTCGGCACCTCGAGTACAGATTGAGGTGCATGACGACTATTGGGACAATGTGTGCGACAATGAGGGTATAGCGGACGAGGCGAAACGCAAAGCACGAAAGGAGGAGGAAAAGCAGAACATCATCGACTTCGTTACTGGCATTGAGAATGCCGGCAAAGCGATGATTAGCGGCTACTATGTAGATCCTAACGGCAAGGAGAACCGCATGGTGCGCATTGTGCCTCTAAACGATGCCAACAAGAAGGAGGGTGGCAACTGGAGCGACGACATGAGCGAGGCGTCTAACGCTCTGTGCTTTGCCTTCGGCATTCATCCTAACCTTGTGGGTGCAACTCCTGGCAAGAGCCAGATGAACAACTCGGGAAGCGACAAGCGTGAACTTTTCACACTTAAGCAAGCTATTGAAAAACCTTGCCATGACGTGATGTGCAAGCCGTATCATGTAATCCTACACTACAACAAATGGAACGACAAGGTGACTGTTGACGTACCGATGATCATGCTGACAACTCTCGACAAGAACAAAGACGCCAAGAAAGTGACGGCCAATAGTAACTTTCCTAAACAAGACGATGAGATATGATTACAATTAGCAAAGAAGACTTCGAGCTTGCTCTGCCTGTCGGCGTGTCAGCTCATGATGAGGTGTATGAGAACGTAAGACCAGCCATTGACATTTCTCTAAACAAATACTGTAGTACAATGCTTGGCGATGTTGGTATTAAGCAAGTTAGCGATACAAGCAACAGTGCAACGTTAAAGCAATACTTTAAGATGACAGTGTGCATCGATGCCTTCTTGTCGGTGTTCAGACAACTTGATCTTGTGCTCACGCCAACGGGATTCGGCATCGTGAGCAACGACACGGTGTCACCGGCAAGCAAGCAACGCGTCGATGCTCTCGAAGGGTCGTTACGCACCGCTCTGTGCCGCAACCGGGCAATGGCGGTCTTTATGCTACGCTCTGCCGAGTGGGGCAAAACTCCTGAGGCAAAGAGCTTCATTCGTTACATTTACAGCGAACATTATTTCTTCTTCTCACCACAGGCTACACCTGCACGCTCTTATCAAGACTGGGGAGCGAAGATGTGTGCTGTAGTTGACACCGATGAACAGCTGCGCATGCGCTTCGGCGATGCCCAGATTGATGACATGCTCGATGCTTATAGATGCAACGACCATGACCGTCTGACAACTTATGCCACTGCGCTGCAACTGGCGTGCGACCTGACAGACAAATGGGATTCCATGGGCAAGGCAGCAACGGGCACACCTGTCTATCGCCGACTTGAACGCGAGATTGAGGAGAATGCGGTGACATTCGCCATCTACCATGAATCAGACGCGTACAAGGCAGCCCATGCTCCTGTGTTTGAAAACAAAAAAGAATCTTCTGCTTTTATCTTCAATGGCTAATATAGAACTTTCTGCTCCTCAATCTTGGCGTGAGCTGACTCAAGAGCAGCTACGTTATGTGTTTTTCCTTCTTGCCACCTTCGCTGACATGACGGTGGTGAAGACTTATATGTTCGTTAGATTTACAGGCATCAGCATCCTATGCAAGAATCGTTATGGATGGAAATGTGCATACAAGCCTGAAGGCAAACGCAGACACGAAGCATTCTACCTCGCACCATGGCAAATTAACTCTTTCATAAAGCAGCTATCATGGGTGGACAGCACTGAGACCATGGACAATAGGTTGGATGTTGTTCAAGATCTTCAGGCTGTTCATCCGCTGCTACAGGAAGACCCTGAGACAAAGCGGGTCATTCCTTTTGGCGACTACCTCTGCATGGAACAGCAATATCAGCTGTTCCATAGCACTCGCAATGAGCAGCACATAGACAAGCTTGCCTCGTTCCTTTACCGTCATCCTGACTTCTCAAGACCCGCACAGCTGAGCCTTACTCAAGGTGAACGCTTGGCCACGCTCGCTTGGTTTGCACACATCAAGCATGTCATGTCGTTTGCTTTCAAACATTTCTTCCGTAAGGTGAATGATGAAGGAGATATCTCTGAGCTGTCTGTTCTTGAGTCTATCAACACTCAAATCAGAGCTCTTACGGATGGCGATGTGACAAAGGAGCAGCAAGTGAAGCAGACCGACTGTTGGCGTGCGCTCACTGAGCTTGACGCTAAAGCCAGAGAAGCTGAAGAATTCCGGAAGAAATTTCCTAAATCGACACATTAAATTTTAACGGTTATGAAAGATCTTTTTCCTGCACTTGATTACTTTACACAACTCGCGAAGACAAACAAACTCGCCTCTGAGCTTTGTTTCCATCCTTGTCTCTGTAGCGGTCCCGAGTCTATTGATGGAGTCATGCAAGGCTTCAAAAGATATAAGAACTTCATCATGGTCGATGATACAACCTCACAGCAAACATTCGGCAATGGAGTCGGATTCTTCCGTCGTGACGTTTATACTGTCTTCATCGTAGCTGCTTATAGACGCGATGACATGGAAGACAGAGAACAGAAGCTGAACCTTTGCAGACAGTTGTTCAGACAGTTTCACGCACGCATGATCTTCGACCGTGACGAGCTCGGCGATGAACGTCTGACGTTCATGCAGCTGAACAATATCTATTCGACAGAGATGCCGCGCTACTCGTACAATGGTGTCACGGGCCTATATTTTATGGTACAGAATGAAGAACCTATTGACTTGAGCTATGATGCGTCAGAATGGACTACAACCAAACATGACTGATGCTGAGCATCAGAAATGGATCGATGGGTGGCAGAAGTTTATGATAGACATCTGGCGCGAAAAGATGATGTCTTTCGCGCCTCCTGTCTATGACACGGGTGCCCTGGCGCGTTCTGTTCAAGGCGTGGTGCATCCAGGTCCGGTTACGACTATTGAGCACAGGTTCTTGGAGTATGGCATCTATGTCGCTCGTGGCGTAGGCAAGGGCTATCGCCCTGGCAACCTTGGTGACCTTAAGTTTCTGAAGGATTGGAAAACAAACCCGCACCACAGACAGGCGCGTGACTGGTTCTCTAAGAAATATCTTTACTCTATACATCGTCTCAATGAGTTTGAAGCGGCTTATTATGGAACAGCTTATAACGGTGTTGTCAGCTCGTTCCTCTATCAGCTGTTCGGTGGCGGCAATAATTCAATAGACCGTAGCGTCTCGCAGCTTTAGCCTGTATTTTTTATCATCGTCTTTATCATCTATCTTTGTGTTATGACTTTTGCACAAGAAATATCCGCTCTTCGTGAAATGTTCACCGCTATTCGCGATGAACGTCGCACTCACGCCAACACTGCCTCGCGTGTTGGCTCGGCTTTCCTTGCCATCTTGGACTATCTTGACAACGCACCGTTCATTCGCAAAGACAGAGAGGATTCTGACGCTTTCTTGCTCCACCTGCTCAAAGGTACCGTCATAGGCGAGAAAGACAACATCAAGCTCAACCCAGATGGTTCTATTGACTGTGGCTCTATCAACGCAAGTGGCGATGCGACGTTAGGTAATGTGTCGCTCGAGAGCGTAAGGAGTAAAGGGTACACAGAAAGTGACAGAACGCTCATTGGTGGCAACGGCTTTGAACTCTACAAGGACAATAGCGGCAAGTCGCATCTGTATGTTGATAACGCTGTTATCCGTGGTAAGCTGTTGGCTGCAGAGACCGAGGTGCGCAAGATTTCTTACAGCGGCGGCACCATGGTGTTGTCTAACGCAGGAAGCACCATTGTACGCGTAGTGGGTCTTGATGCCGAGGGCCGTGAGGTCGTTGCATCTGCTGATGCAAAGGCTTTCAAGTGTTGGGCCTCGGCTGATGACGGCACTACACGCACGATGAACTGGTGGAAGGCTGGCGATATGGCCATGTGCAAGACGTTCAATGTAAAGGGTAGCAACAGATATTATTGGCGTTTAGTGATTGCCAGAGGACAAGAGATGCTTGAGGATGGCAAGCTCTATGACTATGTAGTGCTGTCCAACCTCAAATCTTTTGTTGGAGCAGACGCCGTGTCACCTGTTAACGCAGGGATGGTTTCTTTTGCCTCTGTGATAGAAGAGCAAGACGGCAAGTCAACTGACGATGCTGGCGTTGACATTGCAACACGCACTTATTACGGATTCGATCCCATGGGCTCAGACGTTCCGATTGCGGGAGACGTTATTGTTCAGGTGGGTAGCGAAACGCGGTTCATACAGCGCGGCAACGCTATAAAGCTTGCAACAAGTGCTGATGATGGAGATACAAGAACAGCTCCTTCTCTTACGATGTATCATCAAATAGGCAACACATGGAGCACTGACGATGGAGACTGTGACGTGTGGCAATGGAAGACTGTCACGGCTTTTATGGCTCCTACGGGCGTTCGCTTCAATGCTGACTATTTCAAATGGTTCTCAGGTAGCGAAGACAACGTTGTTGATCCTATCGTAATCAGCTATACCCTTACGCCAAGCAGCACCTTCTTAGTGCGGCAGGTGTCAACGGGTAAGGTTGAACCTACAGACATAACCCTTTCACTAACTAAGCACACAGGCAACAGAGTGGAGGCATGGAACGACAAGGGTGTAACGCTGAAGGCACGCTATACAAAGCGTAATGGACTTACAGGCGAAAAGGTGATAAAGAGCATAAAAGACATTGGCGATCTTTATGCACTGTCGACATTGCGCGTGAAAGCCGTTGACCAAGATGGCAAGGAACTGTGCTACACCGACATCGCTATAATTTCAGACGGTGAGGATTTCGATGTGCAGGTTCTTGCAGAGGGCGGCAACAGCATCTTCAACGGTGAAGGCTCAAAGAAGCTTACGGCCTACGTCTATCGCAACGGAACCGACATTACAGACACCATCGCATCGACGTCTTTCACTTGGAAAAGACAGAGCGGAGACGCGGAAGACGACAAAGTGTGGAATAGCCTGCATGTGGGACTTGGCAATGTGTGCACAGTGAGTGCAGACGACATCGACAGAAGCGCCATGTTCATGTGTGAGGTAGCTATAGGATAGTTTTACAGTAAACATTATAAACAATTTAAAAGCAAAAATTATTATGGCAACAAGAATTGCAAGTGGTCAGATCACTATCGTTGACCTCAACGACGGAAAGGCCGTACAGGCGTTTACATCAACAAGTCAGGGCGACACTCAGATCTATAGCCCTAACGAGAACAGCTACAGCCCTAACTACACGAACAGCCCCTATCAGGTGGTGACAGCAAAGGTGTTTGTCACCGGTAGCAGCGTTGATCAGGCACCGACAAGTGCTTGCTCGGGTTGGACGTGGAAGGTAAACGGCACAGCTGTAACAGCGACTGGCGATATCACGTTTGCGAAGAACGTGCTCACCATCAAGCGTAACATTACAACATCGGTTAAATTCTTTAACGTTGAATGGAGCTGTGTATTCACAGACCCAGAGCGCAAGACGGTGACCAATGTCCAGGGCTTCAAAACCATCAACCTGACGCAGTCGGGTGGCTCGTTGGCGCTTGTGCAAATTACACAGCCTAAGGGCAACACTTTCGATGCTGAAAACAACCTCACTTCGCTGACGGCGGTTGCAAAGCTCTTCCGCGGCAGCAAGCAAGACACCTCTGTGTCGAGCATCGTGTGGAAGAAGCTGAACCTCTCAACAGGAGCGTGGGACGCTGTAGCTGCAAGCAACTATGCAACAAGCGGCGGCACAAGCACTTTGACAGTAAAGGCTGACGACGTGCTGAACTTTCAGTCGTTCATGTGCGAGATCACTGACACCGATGGCACATTTAACTCCATCGTGACATTCTTCGATGCTACAGATCCGTACACGGTGGAGGTCTACACAACAACGGGCGATGTCATTGTCAATGGCTCGGGCAGCACGCAGATCTTTGCCCGTGTGTGGCGAGGTTCAACAGTGGTTGAAGAGGCGGGAGCTGCTACTCCGCAGTTCAACTACGTTTGGACAAAGTACAACAAGGCTGGTACAGCTACCAATTGGGACGGCGCGACCTCTGTGACAAAGACAGGCAACCCTATCACGGTGAACGCTGCTGATGTGGATGTGCGCTGCACAATCTACTGTGAGGTTCAAAAGAAATAAAGATATGGCAAAAGAAGTGATAGGCAAAGGCTGGATAACAGTTGCGGCTATCAACGACGGCAAACCTGGTTCTCCTGGTTCTCCCGGGAGTCCAGGCGATCCTGGATCTGATGGCTACACGGTCTGCGCTACGCCGTCGGTCATTACACTCGGCATAAGAAAGGTTAGCAACACTGCTTATGTTGCTGACACGACAAAGAACAACACGTCTACGGTGAAGGTGCTGAAGGGCAATGTTGACGTTACGGCGACATGTCGGGTGACGGTAGCGAGCACAGAAAACTGTACGGCAAGCGGGCCATCCGCGGGAGGCTCTGGCCTGATTAAGGTCACACGCATGTCTACCTACAGAGTCGACGGCGTGAGCTACTCTCTCACATCTGGTTCTGTGACGGTCAACATCAGCGTCGGCGGGGCGACACTTAGCCACACCATCGGCGTGAGCGTGAACATGAGCGCCGTTTGGGGTGAAATTGAGACTAGCATGAAGGGTTTGAAGAGCGAGTTTGGCGAGCTGCAACAGGACTTGCAGAGCGAGGCTCCCAACGTGCTGACGAAATATACCTCCAAGATAGAGCAGACAGCCAAGACCATATCTGCCAAGGTAGCGCAGGAGACGGTGGGACGGTTGAATGTGTTGCCGGGTACGGCGTTCAACCGAGAGACGGACGTGGAGCAGCTGAGCAGCCGTTCTCACTGTAAGTTTGAACCGTTAGGCGGTCTTGACGGCACAGGAGCGGCGGTGGTAAGTCAAAGCGGCGCTACAACGCAGACATGGTGCGGTGTGTCGTGGAGAGGTGTGGAGCTAAAGCCGTCAACCAGCTACACGGCGAGCGTATGGGCGCGGGCTGACGGTGGACTTGACGACGACATGTATATGAGTTTTGCGCAAAAAGGCGCTTCTGCTCCGTTCAGTTACACAGCCCTTGCAACAGCTAACGAGACCTTCGGGTGGAAGCTGTTCACGACGACTTTCAAAACGGGCAAGACGAAAGCCGACTGTGACAATGTGCAGGTGGAGCTGGGCATAAGGACGAACGGCGTGGGCCGCTTCTGCAAGATGATGCTTGACGAAAGCGACACCTATAATGGCTGGACCGCCGCATCCTATGCCGATGTGTCGTCGCGTTCGTTAGAGGCTACAGGTATAGACATCAAGCACAAGACGATCGACATGACGGCAGACAAGTTTACGCTCAGGAACAATCACGGTGAGAAGAGCTTTGGCGTTGACGAGGACGGAAACCTTGAAGCACGTTCGTTGAAGAGTGTGTCTAAGAATGGATTACTGACGGCCGTGATAAAAGACGGTGCTTTCAATGCTAAGAATGAGATGAGTGGAGCGTCTGCCTTTATTGGTCTTATTGATGGCTTGCCGTATTTGCAGTTTACCAACGCAGCAGGTATCGTAACATATGCGATAGGTGCTACAGGAGGCAAGGCTTTTGGCAGTGTAAAGCTAACGCTCGCAGCTTGCAATATGTGGCTGTCTGTCGCAGATAACCCTGTGTCATCTGATAGCTGGTTGATAACTTATGGTGGCACTATCACATTGAAAAACCTTGGGCAAGAGACATTGTCGGTGTACAAGAGTAAACTTATAACGACCATCGATGGTTTCTCAAAAAAGTTGACACCGACACCTTCAAATGATAGCTTCACCATGGGCGTTACAGGCACGAATGACAAGATGTCGTCGGTATTCCCTGGGGCAGAACTGGTGGTAAATTATATAACAATTACAGAAACAGTGAAAAAGAAGAACAACGACGGTTCTTATAATGCGAAACCAAGCGGATACAGGAGCGTGGCTGTTGTTTACAATAATGAAAAGATTGGAAATGGTGTCGTTAAATAACAATTGGTTTTTGCTTTAATATACTGAGCTAAAGTTATGTTTTATTTTTACGGCATACTCTTATGTGGGGTATGCCGTATTTTTGTTTCTTTCTTACATGTGTATCTTTGCAATGAATAATCAAACTTAATATTATGATGATAGAAAATATTCGTTCTCTTTTCGTTGGCATCGCAATAGCTGTGCTTGCGTTCCTAAAGCCTATCGAGGGTGAGCTGACATCACTGATGATCGTCTTCTTCCTAAACTTTGTTTGTGGCTATTTGTCTGGCATGATTGCTAATCATGAGGATTTCAACCTTAAGAAGGCTCTCAGATGCGGTGCAGAGGCTACCGTGTTCTTTATACTTTGCTGTGCCGTCTATGCAGTGGGACAGATGAAACAGCAGCAATCAGGTGCGCTACAATGTGTGAGTTTCGTTACCTATGTTGTGCTCTATTTCTATGGACTTAATATCCTTAAGAACCTAAAAAAGATTTTCAAACAGGGCTCGGCACCATGGCAAATAGTTGCTTTCTTATATTATTTTCTGCGCTTCAAATTCATTGAGCGCATCCCTGGACTCTCAGACTATCTGTCCATTCCACGGGATTAAACATTAAAAAAACAAATTTATATGCAGTTATCTCCTCATTTCTCTCTTGAAGAGCTTACGCGGTCTACAGCAGCCCGCAATCTCTCAATCGACAACTCCCCGAACAAATCGGAACTGGCTAATCTGCGCCTGCTTGCAGAGAGTGTTCTTGAACCTTTGCGACAGGCTTTCGGAAAGCCCATCGTGGTCAACTCTGGCTTCCGCTGCGAGGCGTTGAATAAGGCAGTTGGGGGTGCACGTTCGTCGCAACACATGCTCGGGCAGGCTGCCGATATTCGCACCCTGAGCAATACAAAAGAAGACAATCAGGCGCTCTTTGAGACGGCAGCTTCTCTTGTTCGCTCACATTCTATCAGTGTTGGCCAACTCATTGATGAGTATGGCTTCAGCTGGGTGCACATATCAACACCCGGCAAACATGTCAATAATATTATACATATCAAATGACAAGCTGTGAAAACGAAACTATTTCTTTTCATCGGGCTGCTCTTGTCTCTCATAGGGTGCTCGTCTCATCAGCCGATAACCTTAGAACGTGTTGTTCTGAAAACTGACACGCTTTACAAAACGAAGGTTAGCACTGACACATTCCGTATTCATGACTCTATCTACGTTGAGACTTTTACTCGTGGAGACACGGTGTTCAAGACTCGCGTAGAATGGAAATGGCGTGATCGTACCAAAGTCAAGGTTGATACGATCTATAGAATGGGGGTTCTGTCTGATTCTATTCGTGTTCCTGTGCCAACAGCACATAAGGCTACATGGTGGGAAAAGACACAGATGATCATAGGCAAATCTTTTATTGTTTTCTGTTCTCTAGTGCTCTTTGCATTGCTCCTGTGGATCATCCATCGCAAGCGATAAAATAAATATGCTCAAAAACTTTGTTACATCCAAAACTTTTTGTATATTTGTGGTGTAATAACTAAATCGTCTGCTATATGGATACTCTTTTTATATTTTGGGCTTTAATCATATTTGCAATCTGCATTGGCAAGGGGTTCGGAACCCTTGCCAAAAGCAAAAGAAAAACCTTAGGTTCGTTTAAAGTCAATGACTCTGATAAGCCAACATCTATGATTAGGCTGTATAAATTTGACAAGACATACGATCCTCAGTCTTTCTTCTATAGGAAAGAACGTGAGATCATGATCTCATCTCTTCCAGACGATTTGATAAGAAATGAGCTTAAAAATCTAAGAGAGCAATATAAAGCTTTCTTGGACTCGACAAAAAGATAGTATTTTTATTGGTGTTTAACAAGTGCTACCTTTGGTCTTATAACCAAATGTAGCACTTTTTGTATGGCAACAACCCAAACTTTTGAAACAATCATCCGTCTAAACGCTCAAGAAGCAAAGAACGAGATGGCAGCTCTTCAAAAAAGTCTTGATGACTTGAAGAGAAAAAAGGCGGATGCCTTGCGAGATCCTGGCACATCTGTCAAGGATATTAACAATTTCAACAAACAGATCAAGGCAGCCGAGGCAAGTCTTAAGGCTTATGGTAGCAGCGTGTCAAAAACAATTGACACGGTAAATAATCTTTCCACTGCATCGTTAGGAGATATAGAGAAAGCAGCGCGTGAAGTGCGTAAGGCCATGAAACAAGTGACAAATGCTGATGATTATCACGCGCTTAACGAAGTTCTGCAACGTTGTAAAGATCGCATGGACTTTATAAAAGACTCGACAGTGCAGTCGCTAAAGCAAATGCAAGAACTGAACAGTGCAACAGCAAACCTTCAACGTGTCTTAGGCAATGTTAATGGAGCTTCACTGAACGAACTGACGGCTGCTGCCTCAAAACTTCAAGAGGAACTTGGAGACATGAAACCTGACACAGAGGCTTTTGTCAGGGCATCTGAAAACCTCAAAAAAATTAAGAATCGCATCCAGGAAGTAAATGCAGCGCAAAAAGATGCGAATCTCTCGATAGACAAATATGATCAGGAGATAGCTGCTGCTAAAAGGTCTGCCGCAGATCTTGCTCGAGAAAATAAGCTGATTGATGCTACACTCAAGAATATTAGTGGCGCATCGCTGCGTGACCTTCAGTATTCACTGAAGATTGTCAACGAGCGTCTAGCAGACGCAAAGCAGGGTACAGAAGCATTTGACTTGCTAAGTAACAAGGCTAAGGAGTTGAAAGCTCAAATTGCAGCCGTTAACAATGAACAGATAACATCTACATCGCTTTTTGGCAAAACGGTTAATAGTCTGAACAAAAACTGGGGCGCAATTACGCAAGGGGTTGCTGCTTTCACAGGCCTGTCTGCTTCTGTTCGCCAGTGTGTGAATGCTTTCACTTCTATGGATCAGACGATGAACAATGTCCGTAAATTTACAGGACAGTCCATGGAGGAAGTGCTTGAAATGAATGAAAACTTTAAAAAGATAGACACTCGTACACCAAGAAAGGCACTAAATGGACTTGCTGCTGATGCGGGCAGACTCAGTATTACTTCCAAAGAAGCTGTTGAGGAGTTTGTTGATGTAGCAGATAAAATAGATGTAGCACTTGGCGAAGATTTGGGAGAAGATGCCCTTCTTCTGATTACCAAGCTCTCTATGGCGTTTGGCGAAGATGACCGTCTAGGCTTACGCGGCGCAATGCTCGCTACAGCTTCTGCTATCAACGAACTTGCGCAAAACTCTTCTGCCTCAGCTAACTACCTTGTTGATTTTACAGCTCGCGTCGCTGGCGTTGGCAAACAAGTTGGCCTTACGCAGGCGCAAATCATGGGATTCGGTGCGGTAATGGATGAAAATCTTCTAAGAGACGAGATGAGTTCTACAGCATTTTCTCAACTTCTAACTAAAATGGCAGTCGACACAAAGACATTCGCTAAGATGGCAGGTGTTGATGTTAAGACTTTCGCTGATATGGTAAAGAACGACATGAACAAAGCAGTCATTACACTCATGGAAAACTTGAAGGCTAAAGGTAGCTTTAACCAACTCGGCAAAATGTTCGGTGATATGGGGCTTGATGGCGTTCGTGCCGTGAACGTATTGGCGAAAATGGTGGACAAAATAGATGATATTAGAGATAGACAGGAAATTGCCACCAAAGCCTATAAAGAAGCGAATTCTGTGTTGGAGGAGTTTGATATTCAAAACAATACGATTGAAGGTGATATTGAGAAAGCCAAAAATAAATTTAACGAGTTGACAATAGAACTTGGCGAACGTCTATTGCCTGTTGTAAAATATACCATTAGTGGCAGTAACTTGCTCGTTAAAACACTATCGATATTAGCAACTTTTACAATGAAATATTGGAAAGGGCTTGTTGTGCTTTCATCTGGCTTAGCAGCTTATACGTTAGCGGTGAAGGCATCAGCAATAGCAGAGGCGGCTTCAAATCTCACAAAGCTTAAAAGTATTGCTATAGATAAACTCAAAGCTATATATACCACTCTTGTGACGTCGGCACAAGAAGCATATAAAATAGCGGTTATGGCATGCACAAAACAGATTGGATTTGCTACAGCTGCTCAACAGCTGTGGAATAATGTCATTCTCGCCAACCCGTTGGCAGCAGCCTTGGTGACCATGGTGGCAGTATCAGCTGCTCTTATTACGTTTGCTTCAAGAACAGACAAGGCCACTCTGGCTCAACGCGAGCTGAATAAAGCAAACTCTGAAGCTTCGGCACAATGTCGCTCTGAGATTGCTGAGATTTCGTCGTTGGTTAAGCTTGTACAAGACAAATCGGCTTCAGATAATGTGCGCACAGAAGCTCTTAAAAAATTAAAGGAGCAATACCCTGGCTATCTTGACAACCTCTCTCTTGAGAATGCCCTGTCAAACGACGCACGCAAGGCTGTTGATAATCTCACTGATTCGATTTTGGCTCAAGCTAAGGCTCGTGTTTATCTTTCTAAGATCGAAGAGCTTGAACGCAAAAAACAGGATGTAGATGAAGAGTATATGGATAGTTGGTGGGGCAAGATGGTGCAAAATTTCCGCTCCCAGTTCCAAGCTATTGGCAACAACATTGCTCATTATGCACAAAAGGGATATAATGCTCTTGTTCAAGGTTTTGATAATGGACAATTCCGCCATGGTTTAGAAGGCTTCAGTCATGGTTGGTCGGCAAAAACTTACGTTGAACGCGAAGGCCTAAGCCGTAATCCAACAGTTAACTATGTACGTAACCATTCACAAGACTTGCTGAAACTACAGCAACAGCAAGATGAATGGTTGAAAAAATATCGAGAAGTCCAGAAGAAAGAGGTCGAGCAGATGGAGATAACGCGAAAAGCAAACGAGAACTTAGGGAAGAAAAACAAGGATGCGAATAATAATAATGGTAACAATCTGAACGAAGAGTATAAATCGCAAGAGGAATTAAAAGCTGAAGCTGCTGCTCAGCGCAAAGCAGCTGTTGCGACAAGAAAGGCAGAGGCTGAACGTAAACGACAAGAAGCCCTGCGAACTAAAACTCTCAAAGAGGCTATCAAAGCTCAGCAAGCATTAACAGACGCTGAGCTTGTCGAAAACTACCGTATGTATACTGACGAAAATCGTAGCTATCGAGAGTTTATGAGTGAGCAGTATAAAATCAAAAGCAATGGTATTGATGAGCAGATTAAGCTATATGGAAAAGATTCTAACGAGGCTCAAGCTCTCATTAAGAATAAAACGGATCTTGAGCAACAATATCATAGAGATATTTTACAGCTCGATGAACACGAACTGCAAAGGAAACATGCAAGCGTAGCTATAGAGATACAGATGGCTTATGAGAAAAAAGAAGCGAACAGTGCTCTGTATCATGACAACATCGCTTTGGCAGAAGCCCTTTATCAAAACGAGATTGACTATCTTAAAAAAAGACAGTCGCTTTATAAGAAAGGATCTCAAGAATGGCTCGACGTTGACGCTGAGATTAGTCAGAAACAGCAGGAACAGGGTCTTGCTAGAGAGCAGCGCTATTTGGACTTGTTGTCTCAGTATAAAGAGCAATGGGCTTCAAAGGACATCAAAGAGCAAGAGCGTATCACGCTCAAAGGACTCGAACACTTACACCAACAGGGGTTGCTTAAAGAAGAAGAGTATCAAGATATGTTGAAGCAGATTAAACTCCATTATCAAGAACAGGAATCTGAGGAGAATTTGCACAATTCCGGAAACGAAGTGTTTAAACGTAACGCACATTCTGCCTATACAACCGCATCTAACGAGGCTAAGACTTCATGGTCAGATAAGCACGAGGAAGGCATTAAGGTTAAAGATTTTCTCACCTCTGACATTGACATTTACAAGTCTACACTCTCCAACATCAAGTCGATGGAGAAGGATGGTGTGATTTCGCACAAGGAGGCTATGGCAGCCATGGGCGAAGCGACAGCTGAGATGCTCAATGGTGTAGTGGCTAAATTTCAAGCGGCCATGGATACCATCTCGCCACTCATGAACGCGATGTCTTCTTATTATTCGGCTCAATCAGACTATGAGGTGACGGTTACTGAGAAGAAGTATGAGAAGCTTATCAACGCTGCCGGTAACAATACGGCCAAGACAAAGAAGTTAGAGGAGAAAAAAGAGAAGGAGATTGCCAAGATCAAAACAAAATATGCCCGCAAACAAGCTTCAATGCAAATCGCTCAAGCTGTTGCACAGACAGCCCTTTCAGCTATTGCTGCTTACAGTTCTGCCATGCGGGGCGTACCTTATCCCGCGAACTTGGTGCTCGCTCCTATAGCAGCAGGCATTGCTGCAGCTGCCGGTGCTCTACAGATTGCCACCATCAAAAAGCAGCAACAGGCACAAGAGGCAGGCTACTATGAGGGTGGTTTCACAGGCGGATCAAGCTACCGCAGTGAGGCCGGTGTTGTGCATGAGGGAGAGTTTGTCGCTAATCACAAGGCGGTAAATAACAATAATATTCTTCCCGCTCTTCGCCTAATAGACGAAGCACAACGCAACAATACGGTGTCGTCTCTCACAGCAGCTGACATCTCACGCTCGGTTGGTCAAGGTGGCGCAACGGTAGTCTCTGCCCCTTCTGTAACTGTCAACACTGACAACTCTGAGCTAAGCTCTACTCTCAACGAAGCTCGCGATGTCATTGACAGACTGTCCGGTATTCTTGCAGACGGCATTCATGCAGAAGTCTATATCGATGGGCCGAGAGGGGTTGCAAAAAATCTCGACAGCTTCAATAAACTTAAATCTCGCACTTAATTATGATACAATGTTCAATTAATGGCAAAGTGGCCTATCCTTCAACGTCTGACAAGATAAAGGTAACTTATGCCAATCAGTTCATTGAGGACTCTGGGACATATACTTATGACATTTCGTTCCCGATGTCCATCCATGCCAACCAGATTCTGTTTGGCAATGTTCATCGTTTCGATGTCCACAAGCCTACTGGGACTTTCGATGACTGCAAAATGTATATCGACAATAGGCTGCTCATCAGCGGCAAAGGTACAGTGACGGCAGTCACTGAGTCAACAGTGAAACTACAGATTGTGGGCGGCAAATCTCGCATCAAATACAACTCAAAATTTGAGAAACATTATATTGATGAGATAGATTTCCCTACTGTCAAGATTTCCAGTGGCATTGACAAGAACCGTTACGCGCAACTAGGTATGACAAGCGTGGACAGCTCAAAGAAGCCTTCGATTGTTATGGTTGACCTAACTAATGGCAAATGTGTCGGCCAGCCTGGAGTGGCTCTGTTTTATCCTATTTATGATGAAAGTCATGACTGCATCTCAAACTTGCTGTCAGCCGCTAAATTCACGAAGCTGAAGGTAGATGGTATAAATTACCCTACGGGCAAAATGGCTTGCATGCAACTACTCGCTGTGCAGCCTAATCTGCTGTACGTCCTTAAGCATGTTATTCAATCGGAAGGCTACGATATTAGACGCAATGACTTCGATGTAGAGCCTTGGAAAAGGCTCTACATCGCATCTGCTCGCCGCTCATACCTTATAAAACATGCCTTGCCACACTGGTCTGTCTACACTTTTATAGACGAGTTCCGTAAGCTCTTTAATGCTTCATTTGTCTTTGATGATGTCTCCATGACTGTTGACATCATCGCAACTAATGAGCTCACAAGCAACGAGGCAGTTGCTTATGACTGCCTGGACGAATATTCAGCTGAGTTCGATGAAGATGGGTTGTCAAATCTCGCCACGTCAAATATTGAATACCAATTTGATGATTCTGTAGGTCGAGACTGGCGCGAGTTTATACCATTGTCAGCTCTTAAACAGTTCCCTGTTCTGTCGTATAACGACGAGAACTCTATGTCTTCTGCAGCAATGACCATGACAACAAAAGAACGACGATGTTCTATCTTTAAGGTCGGCTACTCCTATTATATATGGGCTATGTTACCTAAAGATGGCAACCCTGACACAGAAGAGGAAACAGAGCAGCGCACTTTGTGCGGACTGTTCAACCCAATCATGCGTGACAAAGAGAGCGACAATGTCGTTGACTTAAAGATGATCCCAGTGGCTATGACACAACGCAAGAGAAGACCCGACAAATTCATGTGGAATGTTACTGACATCATGCCAAACTCTACGGTCTGCATGCCATCGATGTCTAACGACAAAGATACGTCCTTGAGTAATCTGACTGAAGATGATGATGGCAACTATTATGTTTCTGTACAGGATGCTATGCAAGGTGCTGACGCTACATCAACAGAAGAATCGGCGAACGAGACAATGCGACTAATGTTTAGCGGTGATTATGTCAGAAATTTGAACTCGAACAATATAATAGGTTCAGCGTATGTCAACGAGAACACTCTTGCCAGATACCCTATTTGCCTAACAGACGGACGTATGTATCCACGTCTGACTGGCCAAATGGAAACGGTGTCTCTATCGCTTGAAAAGATGCCGTACAACTCAATAACTCCGGTAGAAATTGATGCACATAATCATTTCTGCATCAAATTCCTGACTGATGATCTGCCAGACCCTTCAAAAATTTACATCTTCAACAACCGTCGCTTCATCTGCCAAAAAGTGGAGATCGAAGCGACAGCTGATGGCATCGACAGGCTAAAGACGGGTTACTTCTACGAGATCTTATAATTCTCCTGAAAAATGTTTCGTGACTTCATTTGCGACTCTCGGACTTTTCAGATACTTATTTGTTACTGAAATATCTGAGTGTCGCGCTTGATCACGAGCAACAACTATACCTTCGGCATTGGCAAGGTCGCGAATGCCAGAATCTTTTAGACTGTAAAATTGGTAGGTGTCAGGGAAATTGAGAGCTTTCCTGACGCGACACCATTCTTGCCTAAAGCGGTTGACAGCTATCTGTTCTCTGCCAGACCTGACGTCCTTACCAAAGAGATAGTCTGAAGACGCATAGTTAAAAACACCTTGATCTATCATCACCTTCAGAATGGTGTCATTTAATGCCACAGTCTGCTCCTTGCCATTCTTTGAGACCTCGGCGGGTATTGTTATACACTGATTCTTTATTGAAATATTACCAATTTTGATGTGACGCAGCTCTTCGGGCCTAATAAATGTATAATATTCCATCATGCAAGCGAGATAAAAAGACGGACGGGCCACTCTTGTATACTCTTTCAATTTATGGAGGTCCTCGGCTTTGATACTATCGCGGAACTTCTCCTGCTCTTTCATCATCTTTATTCCTTCTACATAATTCTCAGAGATATATTGTCTTTCCACGAGCCAAGTGGCGAACGTTGATAGCCATGTTCGGTAGTTGTTGCGAGTCTTGGCTGACCGTTCCTTGTCAAAGACTATATAGTCCAAAAAGTCAACGACAATAGTCTTGTTAAACTGGTAGACATACTTTATTGAGACTTTTGACTCTTCTAAGTAGGATAAAAAGACAGCCAGACGGCTGCGATAATCTGTCGCTGTCTTACTCTTCAGCATTTTTTTGCCTTCTGACACCTTTATATAATCTGTATAGCGTTTTATTACAGCTTCCCATGTAGTGTAGCTGCGTGCTTTATCATTGTTTATATAAGGGTTCCAGCCGGCAATGAGCTTCTGGGTGAGGTTGGTTATAAGAACTGTGGCTATCAGTTTACGCTCCTTTTTGTTGTACCTGTCAAGCATATATTTCTTGCGCTTGAGTCTGTCTATTGTCGGATCGTAAGCAAAAAAGTCGATATACCAACTTTTTCCTGTATGTAACCGTGGAAGGGTATAACCTATTATATCCCTTGTAGATAAATTTTTTTTGGCTGTTCTGCACATTTTTTTACATTGTTCGTCGGAAGACAACCAATGTTATTAAACTAAAAGTGTCCGGGCTTCTGTCCGAGTTTCCGCAACACCCGTAAACGAATTATGGCCGAAACCCCTTTATTTAAAGGAGATTCGACCATCTTGTAGTTGCGGAGGCAGGACTCGAACATGCGACCTCCAGGTTATGAGCCTGGCGAGCTACCAACTGCTCCACTCCGCGATATTAACCAT